ATTATGTTTACCCCGGCTTGTCCGGGGTAAGCTCCACAGTGAAAATACTATAGTATTAATTTCTTAAAAATTTTTAATTCTATGAAACAAATCAACGATGCATCCCGCGTTTTCGTGGCAGATGTAAAGAAGGACCAAACTATTAAGTTTATTCCTTTTGATTTTATTCGGAAATTCCGCAATCATTACCTGATCAACTCTGTGTTTCAGGAAGTGGTGTTTTCCAAACCTACGAAGTATTTCAAAGGTGAAGCGGAGTCGTTTCTTCTCTCGCTCTGTCTTGAGATGACGAAAAGTTTAATTTCTACCAGTAACAGGTCGTCTGATGATGTGCCTTTTTCTGACGAATCCATCGCCAACACTTTAATGAAGTGTGCTCAGAATGCAGCAAACTACTCTGCGCTGATGGAGGTCCAGAAGAATTCATATTATGCCGGACGGCAATTTTCTGAAAAGATGTTAACTGATCGCATCAAAGCTGATTGGGAATTGGAACAAATGATTCTTACAACTCAACCTGATAAGGGAAAAGCTGCTCAAACTGATTGGATGGCTACTTTATTTGGTCAACAGGTATCACGCAAGAAGATCAAAATTCAGCCAGTTGATGGTGTGAATTTATCTACTTGGCAGGGCTTCGCCACTACAGCAACTGCTGTTCTTGGCTCTGGTCCTGGTATGTATACCGAACAACGTGATATTGCTGAATTCGTTCAGCAGAGATCACAACTTGAGAATCTCTTTTATGGAGTGAATTTTCCAGGTTTTTATAATTTGGTTGATTCCTCCGATGCCTTTTACATTTTAGCGCTGATGTATTTGGATTATGTACACGTTACCAGTTCTCCTGAGCAGTATCAATCTGTCATGAGACCTGAAGCTCCCAATACCCCACAAAGGATGGATGCTATGGCCACACGTGCTAAGCGTTTTATGAAATACTATGCTGCAATGGCAGTAGCTCCTCGCTTCATGTCAATGTATGCAAAGTATCTTCTAATGAAGGATTTGAATGTTGTGCTAGCCACGTGGACAGACAATGACCTATCAACTAACAAGGATATGGTTCATAAGATGTCCACAATTGAATCATTGTGTAAGTCAATAGTTCCCCAGAGGTTTTTATCTCATACGGAGGATATTATTCGATGGTACAAAGATTTTTATGGTGTCGGCTTGCTCTTACCTGAAGAATATTCAGGCTTAGCAAGTTTTGCGGCCCTCAAAGCCCCTAATAAGGCTGATTTTCTGGTGAAAGCTGGAGATCCAATCCTTCAATCAATTGGGTATAAAGATAAAGTCTTAACCCAAAAAGATCTGATGAATATGTGTCTCACTCGTGATTCATTTATCGATTTGATGTATCATGCATGCATATCGTTAAATACGCATATCCAACAGATTGATAAAAGTGTATCAACCGTCCAATCTTGGGATGAGTTTACTTCGTTTGAAATTCCAACCATACCCGCAGCAACGGAGTTTGGTTTGGTTAAATTCGCTGAAGTACACAAAACTAATATTGTGAATGATGTCATACCTAGAAATAGGATTGATTATCTTTCAACTGCGGATGGTACCGTTCCGAAGAGGGGATTTCTTGGTAATGTGGATGTTATTCCCATTCTTAAAGACCTCGTTTTCGGTACAATCAAACCAAATCTTTGGCTTTCCAGTCTCCGCTCGGAGAAGAAAGGTCAGCGCCCAGCTCAATCCTTCAACCCCAATGAAGTAAGGATGATCTTTAACAATGATCATACTCTTTATATAGGGTCAAGGCCCATGGCTCATTATGCAGAGATGCCTATACCCGTGGATTATTTAGCTTACGTTGATCCCTCCAGCGTTGATCCAACATTAGCTGGCCTGTCATCTGTTTTGCAAGCACTGCCTTCGCCCTATAAGGCGTTATCAGATTATTTTTCTGCAGCTGCTGCTCAATTTGACATGGCCCATAATATCGCTGACCTTGCGTCATCATTTGCTTCTGTTGGCTTCTGGTTCCAAGGTGGTTTAACTGCTTCTAATAAAGCGGATGATTTTAATGATAATTGGATCGCTCCCTCCACAAGGTTTATTTATGGTGTACCAACTCGTATATTCTATCAAAAGAATATTGAGAAGATTACAACTGAAGCCATGTATGGAAAACGCGCTATTGTCATTAGATCAGCTGCTTCAGATAAGGAATTCACGTTTGTTATGCATACGTTTTTCCCTGTCATATCAGAGGTATTTCAACACGCGCAGACTTTCTGTGATGGGTTCATTGCTGACATTCCTGTACTTGGTACGCCACTTTTGGCTGGTATCAAGAAGGATGGTGGTTATGATGACAATAATTTTAAAGTTATTGTTGTTCAAGGTGAGGCAGATGGCTTATCTTCAAAGGACTTTACTTGGTTTTCATTAACTGGGTGGTCAAAGCATACAGCCATTCTCCCGCACATGACATTTCGTGTTTCTTCACAATCTTCAGCTCTGTCAGATATGATCATTAATGATCCTGATATCATGAAGAGGTTCGTAATTATGGCATACTCCAATGACAAGGAGATAAGGCCAATTTCACGGACATTGATCAATTCGCCTCTGGTTTATTTTGAACCTGAGGATGTTATGATTTCAAGGGATACTTCCATTACTTTAACTCGCGCCAAGATCGCTGATCTAACCGATGAGCTCTCCAAAAGTGTAGAGCGTGTAGCTGAAAGCTCACGTTTGCCTAAGCTTGATGATATCAAGGAGGATACTCTTGATGAGAACTCACGCGGTGATAAACTTAAGCCCGGTCATGATGCTGGTATCAATGTCAATGATGCCTCTAAACCCATCAAGACGACTGAGGACTTTAAAGAACACAAACCATTTATAGCTACTGAGGCTGCACCTCAAGAGAAACGCAATCCAAAAGATGTGATTAAAGATAAGGATCTTGAATCCGACATAATCAAATCTGACGCGCTAACTGAGAATGCGGGCGATGTTGCTGTTAATGGTAATCATCCTGGAGCTCCTGTGGAGAAGAAGGATAAGAAAAAGATTAAGCGAACAAAAGCAGATGGTTCTACAGAAGAAATCGAAGTGGATGCTGATTACACCTTAGGTGAAAATGAAGTATTCGTCGATTAATTATGGAGACCGTCTTACATACAAGCCCTGATTCATTTAAGGGCTTAATTCCCACTTTGATAAGTGGGAAGGTTGAGATTGAACCAGCTGATCCAGCTGCCTTAAATTCCTCTGCTTCTATTCTGAATTTTGCCCGCGCAAAAGGATGTGATGTGAAGCATGTGAATATTCCTCTATTTAGGAGTACCTCACTTGGGAAGCCAAGGCAACTGGATAACGCTGATTTAATCACAGGGTATGGGCCTATTTTTCCAGATTTAGGCGCACTTAAAGCAGCAATTCCAGATATCCAAGATGTTATCCATCATGTTGATGAGGTGACATCGAAAGATCCCATCTGGAATTCAATGGAATCAGATGATCTTAGGAAAGTCACGATTCAGCGATGTAAGGCTCCAGGATTTTTCCTGCAACCTCCATTCGCTGAGGATATCGTTGGCTTCGACCATTATTCTTCGGAATTTATGGCTAATGTTGATCGCGTGATTCAACTTGTTGCTAAGGGTGCTCCAAAGTTAGGACAATTTTCGTGGGAAGATGCTGTCTCTGCTGTTGTTGACCGAACCGAGTCAAATGTTGGCATGCCAACTATGCTCTCTGGTGAAGGGATGACTATTAAGGGACGCTTACTCACGATGAGAGCCCTTCCCCCACCAACGACTTCACCTGATCGATATTTTGATCAGGTTGATCGTTTGGGGACTGACGTATTTGGACTGGCTTCAGGTATGATTGCCTCTCCTTCTATTTCTACTCGATTTGGCCCAACTGCTAAGCCGAGTAAGTTATGGTATGGGGAGCCAGGTGCTTACGAGACTAGCTATTCTGCCACTGGATATTATCCTAGGGTGAGGCTTGTTTACGGAGTCCCTTATCATGTTAATTTTGCAGCCGCCCGATTATATTATCAGTTAAAGGTTGGAGTCTACTCTTTATTAGGGTGTGATCCAACGGCTCAAGGATTACTAGATGTGATTAATGCATTATCCAAACAGGGAAAGATTGTTTATACTTTCGATTTCTCTGCTATGGATCAGCACTATCATAATCTATTAGTTGCTTATATGGCTAGACAATTTATCGCTAATGGTTTAGATCCCTGGGGATCTTCCTTTCTAGAGCAGTGTATGCTCAGAGGAGGGATCATCTTTCCTGGTTTTGAATCACCGCGATCAGTCACGTACTTTTCCCAGTTTTATGGGTGGGTATCAGGTTCTCAGTTAACAGCGATTATGAATACTATTTATAATATTGCTGTTAATCTTACCTGCATTCAGCAGCAGAATCCCTCCTTCTCAAAGGCCTACTTAGAGAAGAAGAAGTACATCGCCGCTCTCGGTGATGATGGGCAGTTCACTGATAATTTTGAATACGATATTGATAAGTACACTTCCGATGCTATGAAGCATGCTGGAGCGACTCTCAAACTTCAGTATGACACCATCTTTTTGAAGAAGATTCTTCCAACAGGATGGGGTGTCACCAAGATTACAAAACCTGCCGCCCGCATTATTCAGCAGACGTTCTTTAACGAGGATAGCTATGCTGAGCGTGAGGCCTGGCCCGAGATTATGATCCTTGGTTTAATGGCTAGATGTGAAACTATTCAAAATCACAAATATTATCGTCAGATATGGCCAAAGTTATCTGATGTCATCCTTAAGCATTCGGCTTTTACTAGCTCAATGGCTAAGGAACAAACTGATGCCTTCAAGAAGGGGGATTTTTATATAACCCCCGAACAGAAGAAGCGCATCATTGAATTTGGCAATCAAAATGAAAACTGGCTATCAGTACTAGCTTCCAGAGCCGAGGTTCAACCCTCCGCAAAGGAATTTTTAGACTTACTGGTTAAGTCAGGTGTTTCATTAGACAAGTTGTTGGCAGAGAATAGCAAAATGCGCCGCATGTATTTGCACGCATGGCATGCTAAGCCCTCACAAGGGGATATAGATGCTTTGCTATCAGCAACTCGTTGGCTTTCATAGATACTATGGGGTTGGATCTTCGGA